ATATTGCCTTCGAGCAAATAAGCTGCATTGGTGTACTGCGAGTAGGCAGTCTCGTAGTTGCTCGTCTGCGAGTTGAGCTTGCCAACGCCCACCCATAGCGTGCCGGTTTCGCCCTGTAGTTCGTCAATTTCCACTTCCGCATCAGTGATCCGACCAGTATATGCCCGAGTACGCTCCCATCCCCCCGTCAAGCCCTGCATAGCCGTTTCCCATGTCTGCAGATCGTCAATCTCAGATTCCGCTGTCGTGAGCCGGCCAGTATAGTCGGCCGTTTCTTCCCAGCGTTGCGTCATGCTCTGGATAAGATCCATCTCCATTTGTAGCGTTGCCACAGCAGCCGTTGACGAATGTCCGTCCACGTAGTATCGCCCCATGCTCCCGCCCACTGCCCGGAAGGTAATGTTATCGCCCGGCAATAGCGCAAAATGGCTCGTCACGCTGCTGTGTGGCCCATAGGCCGACCAGTCCAACGCCGCCGTTGCCAGGCTCTGCGTCCCCCCGTCGATCCCTGGCTGCGATTCCACGACCTGCACCCCCTTCGCGAACGCTACCGGCCGCGAGTTCGAGCTGACTATCAGGCACGAATAGCCATTGCCTGCGTTAGTAGAGAAAAAGTTCGCTGGCACGTCAAAGCTCGCTGTCGCTCCGCTCACCACTCCCGTCATGACGTACATACTCGCGATATCGTCCACCGACTCCGGATCCGTCACCGACCAGTGATACGTTACTGCATGACCAGCCAAGCTGTACGCCTGGCCTTCCGACTGAAAGCAATAGTAGACGTACATCGGTCGGCTTCCCTTGCCATCGATATTTCTCCACTGTGGGCCCGTCTCGCTGAAGTACACCGTATTCGTCCGTGTCGGTACGCCAACCGCAGCCGTAAGACTTAACACCAGAACAAACGCTGTCAGCGCCGCTCTGCATCCCAACATTCCAATCGTCTTGCCTTGGAATCGTCTTGTCACTCTCCGCTCCGCTCCGCTCTGCATCCCAACACTCCTAATCGTCTTGCCCAAAATCGTCTTATCTCTCTCCGCTCCCCTCCCCTCCCTTTCCCTCTCAGCCCCTCAACCCCGAAACCCCGCCCTTCATCTCCCGATGCACTTCGGCTTTCGCCTGGTTCAGTCCGCGCCTGTATTCGATCCCGCATTCCTTCGCCTTCCCCGCATCCGTCCACGCCTCATTCCGCTGTTTCGAGAGCTTTTCCAATGCGCCGGCACAGATCACTTCTCCCCAGCGATCCATGAACCAATCGGGAAAATCATCGGCCGTCATATCGGGCCGGAACGACACCCGGCATTGAATCAATCCGTCCAACGTCGCCGTGCCCGTCAACCCGTTCAGATATCCCGATCCGCTGATATCCGTCCCGGACGCCCCCGCCGTCAGATAGCTCACCGTCCCCGAATCCACGTACAGGACGAAATTCCCGGTCGTTTCCGCTACTTGGTCCGGGTACCACCGGAAGAGCCCCGTATTCGAGTCCATCTCCACCCGCAGCGCCGTCTGGATCACCGTGGCAACATCGTCCAAGTCCGAGCACGAAGAGAAGTCCAGGGATGCAAGACTGTGCGTGTCGGAATCAACCGTGAAGGTCACTGAGCCGTCCGTGATGGCCGCCCAGGTCGCTACCGTCGTGGTGCCGGCAGCAGCACACACCAGGCACCTGTCGTCGATACCTTGTGGGACCGCCCCCGAGGCAAATCGAAGTGTTGTCTCCTCGATCAGTTCGTAGTTCGCTGACGCTTGGTACGCACCGTTGATCCGTACAGCATGAATCCGGTGGATGCTCGCGTCGTAGGGGAAGGAGAGCGTGTAGTCCTGCTGATAATCCACTACCGGTAACGGTTCCAGCTCCTCCCTGAACACTTCCGTCTTCCTGCAGAATTCGCGCCCCGTCACCTTCAGTGCTTGAAGTACCAGCTCGTTGTTGTACATACCCGGCAATTCGCCGAGCATATACGGGTATAGACTTGAATAGGCTGTCAGTTTAGACATAGGGAGCCTCCCTGCTCTCCCCAACAAGACCCTCATCGCGCCTATTTGCCTTTACTGGAATCCGACGTACTCCGTGTCCCACGCTCCAGGTACTGGTCCCTGATCCTGTTCCCCTCAGTGACCTGTTGCCTGAACTCCGCTTCCGTACTCTCGCGCTTTCGCTCATACGGAAACGTCTTGATCCGGGCTGTGACTTTCCGGTCTTGCCCAGGAACCTGCGTGTACCGATTGTGAACGCAGTGATCTGCAACTTCCAGATACGTGTCTGGCATGATGACTTCCTTCTCCCTCATCGCTTGTAGAGTCACGCCGTTGAGCGTCAGGGTAACGTCATCTTGGTCTTTCTCGTCGCTTTTCGCCTGGAAGAGCACCACCCAGAAGCGCACCTTCGCCGGTACTCCCGCCTTCGGCTTTGAGCTTTCATGCTGCAGTATCGCCACCGCATTCATGATCGCCCACCCGCCCATATACGCCACCGGCTTCAGTTCTTCCGGGTCCAGTTCCTTTTTCTTCAGAAACCCTTTCGCCGTTGCTTCACTGGCGAAGGGCGTTCCCTGCGTTGAGAGGATGATCTTTGGGGGTTGCGTCTCGCTCATTGGCCTTGTCTCCTTATTAGTGCCGACTCTTGTAGCCTCAGAATGCCTGCCGGAATGCGGTATCCCCGCACCCCGGCAGGCCATTGTGTGCAGTTCCTTTCCCGCCGCTACCACTGGCGAGCGATGAACGCCTGCATTTCATCGTCCGTATTGATGACGCTTGTCATTGACAGCAGGAACCCCGCTGGTGTGACCTCCCCCAGCGGAATCGGCTCAAAATCGTACCGCTGTCCGATATACTCCACGTTGCCCGAGGGCACCGCCCAGCTCAGAGTCACTTCGTTCGCCGTTTCCCCTGCACCCGCACTCAGCGATCTGATCTGTGCGTAGTACCTTTCCGTGCGAGCATCGTTGCTGAAAATGCACTCGCTTCCAGCTCCGATCCGAACTGCCGTACTCGCAATGTCCTCGTTGAAGTTCCCCGTGCGGTTGCCCGAGTGGCCCAGCGTCCAGGTGTCGATGAGGTCCGAATCCGCTTCACCGGCATTTACGACATCGTTCTGCGACTGCCGCCAGTCCTTCTTGTATCCCGGCCGGCTGTACAGGTAGACGCCTTCGCCCCATCCCACACTCGTCTGGTTCGAGGACGTAAGCATCACCCCGCCTGTGTGAATCCGGATCCCGGAGGCTGCGCCCTGCTCCTCTACGGCAGTCCCATCGCCCTCCATCAGCACACCCTCAAACATCGCTCCCCGCATCGTGCGGTCCCACTCCAGCTTCGGTGCCTCCGTACCCGCGTCGGCTACCGTCCGGACAATCACCTCGTCCGGGATAAAACCGCAGCAGATGTAGACCGCTGCACCCGTTCCGTTAAATGTACCCGCAGCTACCTTCATACTCGTCCCTCCGTTTGACTGATTGAGATAGGGGTGGGCCCCGTTCCCGGTACCCACCCGTTATTGTTCACACCCTCGTTGGAGACGTGCGTGGTTATTACCAATCGCTGTTCAGACGCTTTCAGGGCGCGTCAACCGTCAACTACGCAGGATTCCCCGTGCACGCCGCTTCAACCCTTGCAATCCACTGCTCGTTCAGCCGGGCGCACGTATACATGAGCTTCCAGCCCACCGATCCCTTCTGGCCCAACTCGTCGTTTCCGCGCGGCTCGTTCGGCTGTAGAACCATAATTTTCACGGCCTCGCGGCCCTGAAGCCTCACGATCCCGTATGCGTCCCGTGCAACCACGATCATCGGGTACACATCCGCGGCCGTAGATGTGGACGGTGTCGATCCGTTCGCCAGATAGGTCGTTCCCGCCGTTCCTGCCGCCAGCCAGGCATCGAACATATTCGTGAGGACGAACCTCACGCGCTCTACTGATCCCACTTCCCCGGGAGTCGCCTGGCCTGGGTTCCCGTACTCGACCACTCCCTTGAATCCCGTGATCCCCCTGATGTCTGGCTCCAGGTCCGTGTGCGCCATGCAGAAGAATCCTGCCTCGACGCCCATCGTCCCCACGTTCGGGGTCGGCCGGATGATCCGCGTGATCGGAGAAGCGTTCTGCCTGTCGAACTGCCTCACCACCCTGCGGAAGTCTGCGCGTAGTGGCGGGGAATTGACTGCCGAACGGCTTGCCGCGGCATTCGCGTAGTACACGTTCGATCCCCCCTTCAGGACATCGATGGTCACGGTTTCAACGGTCTTCGCGGCCTGCTCACCGGAGCGTTCGGACAGCACCCTCAACATTGGATCTTCGTGCGTATCCTGTACCACGTCGGTGATCGGGGATTTCGCGCCGTACTGCTGCAAGGTCGCCGTATAGTCCGAATACGTGATCTGCTGCTCGGCCGGGGAAACGCCCTCTGCCAACGGCGAAGTTGCCACTGGGAACGAGTGATACCGTCTCCAGGTCCTCGTCTTGCTGGCCTTCTTCGGCTGGTTGTCCGTCTGACCGTAACGCTGCGTAACCATCAACGGTTGCCCGACACGCAGAAGCCGAGCTGCCGCCTTCACCGCTGTCCGTGGCGAAATGCTACCGTACTCATTCACTTGTGCCATGATGCCTGCTCCTTTCGTAGCTCGTGCTTCGACTGGCGCTGGCCTCATTGGGTCCAAGTGGTCAGTTCTACGCACTTAGTTTAGAATGATGTGCTTCACGGGGTGCTGGCAGCGCCTGCAAATGATCTCCACCGCCGTCCCCCTGCCCAAAGTGCCTGTAAACAGAATCTCCTTGCAATTCGGGCACTTCTGCAAACTGTGCTCATAGGCTGTAACTTCGCCGGCCGTAACCGGATAAAACTTCAAACACTTCCTGCATTTCACATTGATATGTGTTCCGTCAGCAAAGTATCCCTCCGCAAAAACCTGCCCACATCCCCCCAGCTCCTTCGGGCAGACCGTCCGTTTGCTCCGGTCAATCTCTATCACTACGCTCGGAGCGGGATCGTCCCACTCCGCACTGCCGAGTTTGCGTCGTTGCGCCATCAATCGTCCTTCTTCGCTTCTTCCTCGAAATCCTTGTCCAGATCCGCGGCCGTTGGCTCGTCGTCGTCGCCCGGGCCTACCGCCCGCCGCGTTCTCATCGTCGACTTATGAAGTTTGTCGGCTTTCTCTTTCTCCTCCCGCTGTGCCGCTTCCGTCTCTTTCGTTGCCGCCGTTGCCTTCTTTATCCCCTTCGCTTCCTTGTAGGCATCCAGCACCAACGAGGCATCCCGCGGGTCGGACGAATCCGCGAGTTTCTGAAGCCCTTCGCTCTGCGTCGGCAGCCATTCATCGAACTCCTTGCTATCCGAAATCTTCTGGGCGTCCTTGTGCCCGTATTCCTCCCCGCCTAGTGTCTCGAGGAGGTTCGCTCTCGCCGCCTGCGCCCGTTCCATCTGCCAGTTCCCTGCTATCGGCCCGACTAGTTCCTCCACAACCTTCCGCGCAATCATCACTTGCGCTTCGAGAACTGACGGATACCCCTCTGCAAGCTCCTCTAAGGTTACGGTCTTGTCTGCATTGTCATCTTGCGGATCGCTCAGTTGCGTTCCCTTCAGACTCTCCAGAACCCCGCTCAACATTACCTTCGGGGTCGCGCCTTTCCCTTTACCGGTTTCGTCTGCCTCCTTTTGGTCCTCTCGCAGCTTCTCCGCCGCCGCCGTTACCCTCTGCTGGTCCTCTTCGACCTGGCTAGCTTTCGCACGTTATTGCGCTTTCTCAAGCGCCGTAGGTTCCTTGTCTTCCG